TCTTCAAAAAGATTCGTTGCCCGATTGACAAGATAAGGAATATCAAAAGTATCAATGTTCCACCCTGTCATAATATCAGGCGATTCCTTATCCCACATTTCAAAGAACTTTTTGAGCATAGATCTTTCATCATCAAACCGAAAATAAAAAATATCTTCTCTATCTGTAGTGAATTCTCCCCGGCCAAAAACATAAACTTTTTTGTCAACTTTCATCGTAATCGCAGTTACTTCTTCGTTGGCAGTTTCTATATTAGGAAATCCATGTTCCGATCCAGTTTCAATATCAAGATATGCAATCCGAATTTGAGAGAAATTATAATCAATATGTTCTTCTGGAAAATGTTCTGCGATAAAAGAAAACTCAAACTTATCATTCCCATAGACATTGAAATTATCAATCTCTTTATATTTGGCAACAAATTCACGACACTCTTTCATAGTTCCTGGCCGGATTTCTCCAACTGGTTCTCCTTGAAGTGTCTTAAATTTGGTTTCTTCTTTGGTGGGAATGTAAAGTGTGGGGTGATACTCTATACGATCTTTGAATCTTTTTCCGTCATTAGACACACCCCGAAATAATATACTGTTTCCTATAGTTTGGACATTTGTATAAAAACTCATCTATTCAATTTCATTAAAATTGTGGTATTTAATATAGTTCACTTTTAACTTATCTAATTCATTATAACATATTAAGATGTGTTTGTCAATCCAATTCTTTCTGTTATTAAACTGTCCTACTACAAATAAAAATTGTAAGTAAATAAGCCACACATATTTCATATTCTTCCCCCTTTTTATCTGAGAAGACCCTTCTTATAAGTAGTCTTTCCCTTAACTCTTAGAGCCGTTAGAGTATTTTTACGATTAGTTCCATCTTTCTTATAAGAACAATGTACCCATCCACTATTGGGATCTACACCATCGTAAAATTCTAAAATGAGTTGATCAAACTCCAAATGTTTTGCAATCCATTCTGCAAGATCTGGATTTGATATTCGTGAAGATTCAAAGTCCGCTGCTTCTCCGTTGCAATGTTGACTCGTTTTAGACCCGCCCACTTTTGCATTTAGTGCAGGGGAACGATACCCACTATTGATACGAATTGGCCCGAACTCATTTCTTATTGGTTGTAATATAAAATTACAAAGATTTACCAGATTAATAACGTGTCCTCTAGTAGCATCATTTGAAATTCCTAACCGATCTGCTGTGGAACTTTTTATCATTTCTGGATATGAAAAATTCTTAGTTAAATATCCATTGTATGTTTCTGCCATAATGTTCCTTTACTGTTTTCTAATATCAAATGATCCTGTAGACGGATCAAATTTTAAAACAACTTTCATCTCTATTGGCATAAAATTGCCATCTTTCATCTGTACAGGAAGTTTACCTTCTACTGCACCTTTAAGAGCATCTTTTGCATTCTCAAATACATGAGATTTGTCGCCCTTTATAATTTTATCTAATTCTTTTTTTGCGTTGTCTGGAAGTATATCATCTAACATCTTTTCAACGTGTTCTTCAGCCAGATCTTGAGCTTTATCAACTACTAATCCAGCAACCACATTGAATAGCATTCCTGCAAGTGGTAACATATTATTCTCCTTCAAAAGTTAAAAACAAAAACCCCATTAAAGTATATATTCTTCAATGGGGTTTGGAGAATGATTACTTACTAATCAATTTAGTAATGGGAATCAAACGTGGTTTCTTTTCTTCGGACACCACTTTCTCCAAAGAAATATTTAGAAGACCATTATTGAACTCCGCTCTGTTGACAACAATATCATCAGAAAGAGTCCAAGATTTAGAGAATGACCTTCGGGCAATCCCTCTATGAACGTACTGAGTGGTATCAGTACCTTTGTCTTCTATTGAACGTACTGTGATTATTCCGTCCTTCACCTCAACTTCAATGTCAGTTTCAGAAAACCCAGCAAGGGCCACTTCTATGACATAATTGTAGTCATCTTCTTTACGAATGTTGTAGGGCGGAAATCCACTATCCTGTGATGTATTAGGAAAATCCATCATACGATTGAACATACGATCAAATCCAACGGAAAGACCCATAAATCGTTCAAGATCGCCTGCGGTAAGCGGACTGTGATGTGCTAATGTAACCATAATTCCTCCTTATAAAAAGCAAGGTTATTAAAAATATCCCCACCCCCTAGCACGGGCGATGGGTAAGTTAGAGGTTTCCACTATGGACAACCTCAATCACGCCATCCTTCACCTTTACATAGGTGTTGGAAGCGATGTTTTAACACTATAAAAATCAATGTTATTAGTGAATCTGCGGTATAAGATCCCTCTTTCACTAATAATGTATATTTCGGTTTCATCATTATTTATCTCCTTTTCTATTATTATACTAAGTTTTATAGAAAAAGTCAAGTTTTAATTTCCAGTACTTCCAAAACCACCATCTCTGTCAGTTTTTCTTTCTGGTTGTTCTTCTGTTTCCATTATTATACATGGATATTCTTTTATCAATTCTGCTTGACAGATACGTTCTCCGTTAGTTATGAATTGTTGATAGCCACTGATATTATAAATCATCATGTAAACTGGTTCAACATAATCAGAATCAATAATTCCAACATTATTTGCCAGTGTCAATCCCTGTTTTAATGCAAGACTAGATCTTGGATATAACCGAACAGAATATCCTTTTGGAATATCAAAAACCAATCCTGTAGGGATCAATAGTCTTTCGTTGGGATTGACTTGCACTTTTTCATTTACAACTTTTCTAGTTCGTTTCTCCGGCTCTTCAAAATTATTTAAATATACTTTTATTTCTGAAGATTCTGGTAAAGAAGCGTGCAAGTCAAAGCAGGCCGATCCTTCCGTTGCACGAACAGGATCTTTTACGTTTGTGTGTAATTTATAAAAATATAGATTACTGGTCATTCTCATCAGAATCCCTTTTGTTACCAATATTATATTTTGGAGTTAATTCCCATTCGTCTTTTTCTTTGAAAGACAGGATTTTTAACTGACTCAATGGAACTGTAGGTTCTGCTGATTTATCCGATTGCACTAATGAAATCAATTCCCATTCTGCGAGAAGATTTGCAATGGTATTGCGCCTTGCTTCATCGTTCTCTGAGAAATTAGATGTTTTACCATCTAGTGCAAATAACTCTTTAAAATGTACTATGTAATACTTACCTTGCTTGTGCAAGATATGACATGATTGAAATAAAGTTTTTTCTTTGCGTGATGCAATACCGATTCTTGTGAGGGTTTCTCTTACCTTGAGAAAATCATCGGCTTCTTTTAATTTCACTTCAACCATCCGTTGGATGATTTCTTCACTCATTGTTTCCTTTCAAACCACCTATATCAATTTGTTGTCTAATAATATCCAGTTGCGACTCATTGAGAAGTAAAGCGTAGTCTCTCGCTTTCGCATAACTGCATTTACAATACTTCTTGATTAATTCAAGAACTACATTATCTTCTTTTTTCCTTTTTAACCATTTACCATATCTTTTCTTTGGTCTAATAGTATTTAGAAAAAAGTCGAATTGGAGTTTTGAATCAAGGTGACTATGAAAGTTCATTTCATTTGCATATAATGCCGTATCGTGGTTGAAACTTAATCCACGATTGACAATGAATGATTTATATTCCTTTTCTACTTCGGGAGTTTGATCAATCAGATTTGTCTTACCATGATTGATTTGATTTATGAATTCAAATGGACTCATACGAACTCACATTCCGCCATCAACTCTATTAGGCAAGCAACCAAGTTAATCTCTTGGTCTGCAACAAATGCAGATTTATACTGATAATCTGCAATAATTAAGACTGCTTGAGGTATGGATGATTTGGCCAAAACCTCATACAATTTATCATAAATTTTACGATATACAGATGCAGGATCATTATCTGAATTATTTGTAACCCATTTCCTCATATTCTGGAAATTCTTTTCACGCAATGCAGACATCAATTGATCTAGATTAAGTTCTCCTATATTTGCAAGAACTCCTGCATTTATTTCGCCAGATGTAGAATATCGTTGCAACTCATTAATCACTCTCCGAAAATCTGGAAAATGTTTACTGATTAGAGCCGCAATTACATTCTTATCGTATACAATATTTTCATCGGAAAGGATATTCTCACACCGATCTAAAAACTGCATTGCGATTTCTGGTTTCTCACTTTTCGGAGAAGTAAAATCTACTACTGCACATCTTGAATGAATCGGTTCAATGATTCTATTCTTGTAATTACAAGTGAATATGAAAGAACAATTTTCTGCAAACTTTTCTATGAATCCCCTCAATGCTGGTTGCACCGAATCTGGATTTGAGTAGTCTGCCTCATCAATGATTACAACTTTTCTACTATTTCCAGACAAGGATATAGTAGAACAAAATTGTGTCATTTTAGTTCTGAGAGTGTCAATCATTCTACCCTCATCAGAACCATTGATGATGATGTAATCGGAATTTGTCATATCACAGATTGCCCTTGCAACAGTTGTTTTACCAACTCCAGCAGGCCCTGTGAACATGAGATTTGGTACAGTATCATCTTTTACCAAATCCTCTAGGGTATTTTTAATCGTATCAGACAAGATACAATCATCAATTGTTGATGGGCGATACCTCTCAACCCATAATAAAGATTTTTCCATGACTACCCTTCAAATGTTGAATTTTGTTCTAACGCAATCCAGTACTGAAGAGAATCAGTTGTCCTTTTAAAATGTGAAATTCGTTTAGATGAAAGTTTTACATCATATGTTCCTTCCATCAATTTATTGAGATTTTCAGTTTTGAAAATCATACGGAATGTCTTATCCGTAGTTCCCACATCAGTAGAGAAATTATCTGAAGTAGTATTGCCTGTATCAGATACAACAATCCTAGTTTCAGTACCATTTCCTTCTATTACTACTTCGGGCAAACCAAGAGTATTGGCCGCATTGATGGTCTTCTTGAATACATCTTTTTCAAGAGTAAATTCAACATCTGGTTCTGGAAAAGATATATCTTTCTCAGGTGGTGTTTGGAACATGGAACTACTTCCACAATACCGATAGGTTGCCTCATGACTCCCATCTTTAATTGCAACACCATTTTCTGTAAAATCCAATTCTGGATCATTGAACAATGACAATGTTCCAAGAAATCTATTCAACTCATAGATAGGAAAAGTTCTAGGAAAGTCTTCACTAATCTCTACTGAGGCCAGAATAGTGTTTAGGGGGGAAACTGTTCTAAGAGTTTTCCCTTCTTGGAATTCCAAACTTTGGTTAATGTTTGCATAGTTTTTCAAAAACCCTACTGTGTTTTCACTTAATTTCATCTTATTCTCCTTTTCGGTTATAAAAGTTATCATGTAGGTATAACATAATAATAACATAATGAGCGACTTTTGTCAAGTCATTTCTATTAAATCCGCCCTTCTTACCATACCTCTGAGCGTATTTAATTATATTACCGATACAGAAACCTTCACCATGTCCTGCATCTGCAATAAATTCTGTTGATTGTATTTTGTTTTGGGCATAATGGGAAGAATAGGTCTTGTCTATTGCATCCCAAATTTCACTTAAATATTTCCCCTCATCAAAAACATAATCAACATCACTTTTTCTTTTTCTTGTTTTTGTTTTTGTTTCGTTTTCTTTTTTCATGACTACTCACTCTTGCAGTATCAGCACCATGAGATGCAAATTCTAGATTTGCAAGACTTCCCATAGAGCCAGAAAAAACATATGATCCCATATGTCCAAGTTTCATCCACGGGCATAGATAAATGTTATACCCCAATTTACGTACAAATTGACAGAAGAAATAATCTTCTGACAGATACCTTTCACTATTATCAGAAATATCACCCAAATACTGTTTTGAATCTATCACAGTATCAAAATATGCGTGAATCATTCTATCACCAGCAAAATGCTCTGATCTATTATGATCTGGGCGATATGAAAATTGAGGAAATGCTTCTTTGAAGTCATCAAATACTTGTCTCTTGATCATCATAAAACCAGTACCAATTTCAAGTACATCAACTGGTTCTGATACTTTTATTTGATGTGTATTTTCTACTGGATTGAAAACATAATCACCAGTATATTGCTCTAATATATTTGGATCTTCATCTGCAAGACCACTATCAACTGCATTCCGTACTTTTTCCCATGCAATACATTTCTTTGGATATGGCCCACCGATAATGTCTTTATCTAAAGCAGCAAGTGCCAAAACATCATTCGGATCAAAATGAATATCTGCATCAATGAACATGAGGTGAGTGTAATCACTTCTCAAAAATTCATCAACCAGATAATTTCTTGCTCGGGGAATCAAGGACTCATTGAAAAGATAAAAATATTTCAAGTCCATTTGATATTTGGTAGACAATGTTGCAAGGTCACAACAAGCCTTTGAATACATTCCACTACACATTCCACCATACATTGGAGTGCATACCATAATTTTATGTTTTCGGAGTTCTTCAATACCGATCTTTACTTCCATAATGTTCGCCTTCAGTACATATTAATAAATTTCACCAGTTCTTTTATTTCAAGATCTGGTAATTTTCTTAAACCAAAAAATTCTTTGATCTTATTATAATTGTTTAAAATGTCTCCTTTTATTCCACCATACCTAATACTTATCGGAATGATATTTGGATTTTCAGTATTGTCTGAGATGATTCCATTTTCAATCCATGGCTCCAGCATCCAGAACCAGATTGATTTGTGTTTAACATTTTTCGCAATTCTCTTTATACTATCTATGATGCTCTGAATGTCATTAAATTCATAATGATCCAAAGATAAAAAATCACATTTCCCTTTATAATCATTTGCATCACAATGGATAATTTCTATTTTATCTGACCATTCAGTTCCAATATCTTTATGATAATCTATGATTGGTTTGAATGCTTCAATTACTGTTATCTTCTCAACTTCTGGTTTTGAAGACAACCATTTTTCTCTTGTTCCAAAACCCAATCCAGTACATACAACATGGCCATATGCAAGATTGTAATGAGAGTAGAATTGTTTTGCTTGTCCATGACTAGGATCAAACACCATCCACTGAATCCCATTCAGAGAAAGTCTCCAAATGGGAAATTCATATGTGGAATTGTCTACCCAAACTCTCACACCATTCTTGTCATATGGTTTTATGACTGGCGGATTGTAACCTAATTCTTTTAGTTCATTAGGTATGTTATTAAAACGGACTAAAATCTTCTTCCTTCTCTTCCGTTTCATTTGACTCTGAAATCTCAGTCTCTTCTGAAGGCATTGAAACTTTCTCATCCAACTTAGAATACAAGTCCATGAAAGTGTCTTTAGTCTGATCATCAAACCTTGCGACACACATTGCAATGGCCTTCATTCTATCTTTGAAGATTGAAAATGCGTGGATGATATGTACCAAACGGCGAGTTGCAATGATCTCATCAACTCCACCATCATAAAAGGTTTTACGAATCAGATCTGCCCAGTCTACCAGTTTCCCAGCATACTCTTCGTCAAGACATCCAAGATTTGTCATCAACTTCGTGACAATTTTCTTTTCAACTGACATTGAAGGATATTCTTGTTCCAGAGTAATTGGAAATCTTTCAAGGAATGCTTCGTTCAGAATGTTAGTTCCGATAAATCTTCCATCTTCAGAACCTTTACCCTTAGTGTTTGCAGTCGCCATGACTGTAAATCCAGACTTAGGACGAACAACCCTTCCTTCTTTTTTGATCAAAAGGGGATTTCCTTCAAGTACTGGCTGGAGACACATAATCTTGTTTGATGCAAGGTCAACTTCATCTAAAAGAAGAGTTGCCCCACGTTCCATCGCAAGAGTAACTGGCCCGTCCTGCCAAACTGTTCTACCATCAACCAATGCATAGTGACCAATCAAATCATCTTCATCAGTTTCAATGGTGATGTTCACTCTGAAAAGTTCCTTTTTCAGTTCCGCATGAACCTGCTCAATCATCATGGTTTTTCCGTTTCCAGACAAACCAGTAATGAAGATAGGATAAAAATTTCCAGACTTCTTAATAGTCTTTACATCAGCATAATGACCGAATTTTACATATCCGTTCACTTTTGAAGGAACATAAGATTCAGTATTTCTAGGAAATTCTACGACATTAGAAACCATTTCAGCGGTTTCGGTTCTTGCAACTGCAACATTAGTTGCAAGAGATGCTATATTTGCATCTTCGGTACTTACAGAAGTGGCACCATTAACAGAAGGAAAACGATATTCACCTCTGTCTATTTTTTCACACATATTATTTCTTAACAAGAATCTAGGAAGAATTACATCCAGTTCCTTGGCCCTTGTTTTAAACTCAGAATAATCTGCCCGAGTAAATGTTTCAGTACCAACAAAAGAACGAAACGCATCAAGGGATTTTTCTTGTTTTTCATTCAAATTCATCATAACAAATCTCTCAAAAGAGGTTTACAAAATGAGTGATTTCTCACTCTCACACTTATATTATACCAAAAACATTCAAGAAAGTCAAGTTTTTTACGCAACTTTTTCAACAAATGCATTGAGAAGTACACGATTCTGCAACTTTCCTTTAGTGTTTTTCTTTAATGCCTTTCGGATCTCAGCCTTTGATGATCCGACGGCAACTTCACCAACATGATTTACTTCATCAATCTCAAGTCCTTTGGTATTGATGATGTAAAGTTCATCATAAGAAGTTCCTTTTTCAATCAAGAACTTATTCTTACGAAATTCTGAAATTTCTGAGTCTTTAGGATACCGACCAATAACACCCGACAAGTTTGAAGCAGCTCTTCTTCCGCCACCAGTTGTCAGGAAAAATCCAAGAAGATTTATTCCAGAAGTCTTTTTCAATCCAAGAAGAAACATATCTGTATAATAGCCTCTCCTGTTACTCGCCACATCGGAAGGGTAAATTCTTACTTTAGATGTCTTGTCATCAATATGCATATTACTATAATCATAATGACTACGAGTTCCATCCGAACCAACATAAGAATTATTAGTAGAAGAACATCCATCAGTAAGAAATACTGCATTGACAATTTGTGCTCTGGTTTTCATTTTGAATTCCTCAATCACAGATTTTGAAGCGATGATTGTATCATCCAAAGGAGTTCCACCCAAACTAAAATTACACGGCATTCCATAATAAGTGTAACTTCTACTGTAATAATAATTGTAACGAGTATCAAATGCATGAGCAAGTAAAAGTGCATTGCGATATGCATTAGTCAACTCTCTAGTTCTCATTCTGGAAGAAAACAGATTCACAAGACGAAAATGATTTCCAAGAACCATATCACCTTTTTTATAATCTGAAATTTTTTCTCCTGTAGGAGACTTTTTCCAACGATCATCTTCACTTTCAGCTCTCCAACTTTTGTAAACATTTTCGTTATCTTCATCTTTCCAATTTCTAAAATGATCAGAAAACGCATACACTTCAAAAGGAATCTGAACTTTTGAGCAGAACATTGTCAAGTTCACCAACTGTTCAATGGTATCTTTCATGTAATTACTCATAGAACCAGACCAATCAATGAACATAACCATTCCATGATTCTTTCCTTCTGGCAAACTGGTAATCTGTTGAAACAGATTTTCACTATACTTGTATGCATGAATTTTATTCATGTCAAGAGTTCCTTTCTTTGAAGAATATGCCCTGCGATGAATATCTGCAGCCTTCTTCATTTCAAACTCTTTGGCCATGTAACTTACCATTTTATCATTTGCGTGCTTAAACTTCTTGAGAAGTTCGTTTCCACATTCACTTGCACCATCTTGTTTTGAATAATAAGAATTCAACTCTTCGTGAACCTTCTTATAATCAACAGTAATTGCACCAGTATTGATTTTTGGAAAAGTCAAATAAACAGGAACGGAAACGTGTTCTCCCATATCTGACATTTCCCCTTCGTTTTCACGAAAGTTTTCATCAGTAAGTGAAACTGGCCCAGATGACATATCTTCTCTATCACCAAAAGCATCTCCATATCCACCTTCCAAACCAGTTGAAGACTTGGAATTTTCAGACTTCTCTTCGTTTTCCTTTTTCATTTCATTCAAAGCATCTTTGAACTTATCTTCCAACTCTTTGTTGGCAGCATCTCTTTGACTAAGACCAGACCCATCTTCAGAAGAATCTTCGGACTCTTCACCTTCACCTTCTGAACCAGAAGCACCTTCTTTTTCGG